GTTAAGTACAGACGGAAAGAACGGATTGTCTTTGTAGTTAAGTGCTAATGACTTTGCACCTCTTGGTGGATTCTCTCTGAATCTCTGATGTGTTGCTGAATACTTTGTCTCTGGGTTGTATGTTATCCACAACTCTGAGTCTTCTTCACGAACAGTAGGAATTAGTTTCATCCATGCAGTATCTGATACTCCCTCTGCTTCATCTACCCAAGCAAGTAATATCCTGGACTTAGACTTAATAGAATCAAGGTTGCGTCTTAGACCTGCAAAACTGTACGAAATTCTGCCGTTCTTTGTTCTTATGAACCTTTCCCCTACTTCAAAGTAATCTGTCAAATATGGCGTAGTTTCTATTACACCTCTGACTTCTTCAAATGATGACTCTGCTAGTGAGTTCATAAATTCACGACCACATAAGATAGTGCCGTGCTTACCTTTCTCTGCCCACTCCATTGCCTTGACTGCTGTCATTAATGCAAATGAACGAGTCTTACCACTTCCTCTACCACCATAGCAGATTCTGTATCTTGCCTTCTCTGCAAACAACCAAGTTAGTTTAGGTGGTAGTTGTACCTCAACCTCTTGTGTCTGCGTACTCATCTTCTAAAAAGTTTTCTGGGAACTCAGCAGGCATCAACTTGATAACATTTGGCACAAAAGAATCATCACTCGATATGAGGTCAGTTTGTACCTTCTCTGTGATTCCATGATTGCCTAATGCTAACTTACACATCATAGCATTTGCTTCGTTCTTCAACCCTTTATTAAACAGCACTCGAATGCCTTGTGTCCGTAAAGCGTCTAATGTGTGTCGAAAGTCCTCTTTTCTTGGGTCTTCTTCCCATCTGTAAATAGTCTTTCTACCGACACCTAACGCTACTGCCAATCCTTCAACTGACGGAAACACATCATGGTAATCGTCAAAGTTGTTCATGTAATCGATTGTCTTTGGAATTATAGTCTCATCGTATTTTGTAGGTCTTCCCATCATTAGTGTATGCTCCCTTGAGGTAGATTATCTAACGCAATCATATCGTTGTCGATTTCATCTCTCAAATCTAAGATGCTATTGTGAATGTCCTCTAACGGAGTTCCATCTCTTCCCATTAAAATTAGTGCGCAAACATATAACTCTATAAATTCTTGTTCCTCAATTCTATAAAGTCCTAAGTCTTTCATCACATACCGAACATTCAATCACTTTTCCTTTTAAATCCCATCGACTCATAATACAAGTCTTCTGGTCTTGGTAACATCATACCAAATTCAGTAGCAAACATATCTATTTCTGTTAAGTAGTCCTTCATGTCTTCTACATTCAATCCAGTTGTAGAGCGAAGTACCTCGATGACTTTGTCTTTTGTCTTTACAGTTCTGTACCCTAGGAACTTGTCTCGTAGGATGTCGTGCATTGCGTCTCTAGTATATCCAGACTCATCAGCAATAATCTTAACCCACATCCAGTACAAGGCATTTTGTCTTTGGGTTCGGTTCATTCTATCTTCTTTTAAACTTATCACCGCTTTCTCCACTTTAGGATTATCTCTAAAAAAAGACATCACCAGGTTCTCGATAATCTTCTGTTTAGGTTTGTCTCTCTGTATTACCCTCTTCATATTATCTCCCAAACTGTTGGTAAGTTTCTGTCATTGGTCTTAACTGACTCTCCATGCAGTAGAAGTATTCCTCACCAGTTCTTTCGTTCATCTTCTTTTGTTGCATGTGTTCTCTCTTGTACTGCCATCCACAAATCTCATAGTAAGGCATCTTTCCTTTAACAAACAAGAAAGCATCTACATTAGAAGTTAGTTTCCTCTCGTTCATTCTAGTAGACCACATTGCTTCTTTGTACTGAGGATTTTTAAAGTCCCACTCCGATGTCTTTACATCTACCTTGATACCACCAGTTAAAACTAAATCATAATCTGGATAATCTTTTGGGTCTATGTCTGTGTCTAAATCTGGATAAACATTAAAGTGTTTACATGCTACTATCTCACCTGCACAACCTTCAATAGATATTTCTACTGGGTTTCTGGTGGATTGTATTTGCTCTTTAACATTGCGCTGAGTGTTGTTCTTGTTTCTTGCCTCACCCAACGCTTTTGCTAATCTTTGTTCAAACGACCCTAGTTTAAACTTCATAACTTACAAGACTCACAATCGAAGTCTTGCATCTCATCATCAATCTTAATTACATTGACAATCTTTGCTAATGCGCTACCAACTGCATCAAATTCGT